GTGCAGGGCGAGGATCGCGTATCTTTGGCGTTTAACACTTTTCCGGTCGGCTACGTTGGTGACGAAAGCAGCCTGACCGCGTTGCATCTGAAGGAGTAAGACATGGCTCATTTTGCAGAGATTGATTCAAACGGCGTTGTGCAGCGCGTCATTGTGGTTGCCAATAAGGACACCGCTGACGCCAACGGCAACGAAATGGAAAGCATCGGCGTGGCGTTCTGCCAGAAGTTGCTCGGCGGTAACTGGAAGCAAACCAGTTACAACGGCAACATCCGCAAGCACTACGCTGGTATCGGCTACAAGTACGATGCTGCGCTGGATGCGTTCATCCCGCCGCAGCCGTACCCGTCGTGGACGCTCGATGCCGACTGCAACTGGCAGGCTCCGGTGCCGATGCCGTCTGACGCTGGCACGGGCGAGCCGCCGAAGATGTACTCATGGGATGAGGCTGCCGGTAATTGGGTCGTCGTACCTAAGGAGTAAGGCATGGCTAACTGGAAAGTCGAAGGTCTGTACGTTGCGCCAAACCTTGACGGCCACAGCGATGTGGTCACGCAGGTCGCATGGGCGTGTGAGGGTAACAACTCAATGCGCGGCAAGTTAGACCTCGGCGCTCCGGGTCAGCCGTTTGTGTCGTATGCCGATCTGACGGAAGATACCGTCCTGTCATGGGTCTGGGCGCGAGTGGACAAAGCGTTTGTCGAGAAAGACGTAGACGCCTCTTTGCCTGCTGCGCTGACCGTGGCACCGAAGCCGTTGCCTTGGATGGAGTAAGCGATGACGACTATTAAGATTTCGCAACTGCCTGCTGCTACCACCCCGCTGACGGGCAACGAGGTCATTCCGCTAAACCAAGGCGGCGTGACTAAGCGCACGACAGTTTCGGAATTGAGTTCCAACTTCGTCAACGTCAAAAACTATGGCGCAGTGGGCGACGGCGTTGCGGATGACACCCAGGCTATTCAGAACGCGATTGACGCGGTGTCTTCAACTGGTCGCACCATTTACTTTCCGGCTGGCACCTACAAGGTTGTCCCGGCTACGTTGAAGGATTGGGAAGGCACGCCCTTGGGCGAAGGTCAGATGACCTGTGCGTTTGTTATGAAGTCGGGTATGTCGCTGTTTGGCGATATTGGCGCGACTCTTAAGTTGGCTAACAGCGTTTCAACTACGGCAGCCCCCAAGCGCCTTGCGTTGTTTTTTACTAACGTCCCGCTACAAAACCTGTCGTTTGTCGGCCTGACGATGGACATGAACGGTTTGAACAACCGTATTAGCCCGTCTGCTCCGGCATCGTACAACCGCTACAACCAAGCCATGATCCACGTTACCGGCACGATTGCTGGCGTGGCGGCTCGATGCGATAACGTCGTTATTGATAACTGCAAGTTCCTCAACACCGCTGGCACCTCGTGCGTCGTTATGGCGCAGAGCAATACCGCCAGCGTCACGCTTGGAACCAACTGGTCAATCACCAACTGTTTGTTTAACAACAACGGGTTGGATACCGACGATCACAGCAGCGTGTTTGCATGGGCGGACGACGTTGTTTGCGATAACAACATTTTTACCGCCGACACCATGTTCCCGAACGGCATCTCGGGCAACAGCGGCACGTTTGTGGGCTACGAGGTTCACGGCGCTAATCAACGCTTTACCAACAACCTTGTCAGCAATTACTGGCAAGGCATGTGGGTTGCGTCCAACCTGACTTCGGACGCCGACAACATCGTTATTGCTAACAACACCTTCTCGCCGGTTAAGTGGTACGCCATAGACTTCTTCCGCACCAGCGCAAGCGAGTCGGTTATTAGCAAGGTGCTGATTGAGGGCAACACGGTAGGCCTAGACGACACGGTTCCGCCTACGGGCGTTGTGCCGACGTTTAAAGCGGCATTTCAGATTGCCTCGTTTTATAAAATTGAAAACGTGCAGATTACAAACAACATCTGCTCAAAGATCGGCAGCAACATCCCATCTATTGGCATTTTGCTGACCCCGCAAGGCAACGCTAACCAAGCGCACAAAAACATCGTTATCCGCGACAATTACTTGACCGGATTTGGTACGGGCGTCGGTACGTTTATTAACGCGACAAACGGCATGGGGCCGGTTGAGATTAGCAACAACTATTTTCTTAACTGCTCGGATGCAACGGGCTACACCACCCCACAAGGCGTGGCTATTGGGTTGAGTGGCGTGGCTCCGCTGGCTACGGCCTACGAGGCGTTGTTTATCTCCAACAACACATTTATTGACGACCGCACGGTCAAGCAGATGGACTTTGGTATCCGCCTTGACCAAGTAACGGTGACAAACCTCAACGTCCAGCGCCAGAAGTATCTGGGGATGGTGACGGGCAACTACGCCGAAGCCTCGACGACAGTGACTAACCGTTTTGGTTATTACGAGTTCATCTCGTTTACTCCGGTGTGGAAGTCAGGCGGATCGGCCATTACGCTTGGCGATGGCGTCCGTAATGCGTCGTACACGGTTGACGAAAAGCAGGTCACTATTAACGCCTATTTGGCTGTGGGATCAACCACCTCGTTTGGCGCAGGAATTATTACGCTAGACCTGCCGTTTACCACCAACGCAAACGTGTTGGGGTACATCGGCAATTGGCGCATCTTTGACGACAACACCTCGACGTATTATTTCGGCGGTGCGGTGTCGCTTAATAACGACACGGGAGTTGGGTTGCAGTTAAACAACGGCACCAACGTCACCAACACCTCTCCGATCACGTTTGCGACCGGAGATACCATTTACTTGCAGTTGACCTACACGCGGGCGTAAAGCAGTTGTTGCATCGGCGCAACGTGTAAGTTAAAGTTTAACCGTACTGGTGCGTTTCACCAGGTTTCCGTAAGGAAGGTTATGTCGGACGAAAATGTAGTCCCTGAAGTTGTAGCGGGCAATCCCGTGTCGGAACCGGAAGCCACGGCGGCCCCGGAACCTGTAGAGGCTGTTGCAGAAACAGCAAAGCCGGTAGACGACAAACCCAATGTCTTCACACAAGAAGAATTGGATAAAGTCATCGACAGACGCCTAAAAAAGGCACGTCGAAGTTGGGAAAGGGAGCAGCAGGCGCTAAAGGCCACGCCGTCACAGGCTGAAGCCGCCGCCCTGCCGAGCAGAGACGAGGACCCGGACGCATACGCAGAGGCCTTGGCCGAGCGTAAGGCTACCGAACTCCTCGCTCGACGTGAGGCAGAGCGGGAGCAAATGGCTCTCCTAGAGGCTTATCACGACCGCGAAGAAGCAGCGCGTGACCGTTACGATGACTTTGAACAAGTCGCGTACAACAACGCTCTGCCCATTACGACCGTGATGGCTCAGACGATTCAGGCTTCGGAATTAGGACCCGATATTGCATATCACCTAGGTTCTAACCCCCGCGAGGCTGAGCGTATTTCCCGCCTGTCGCCGTACTTGCAGGCAAAGGAGATTGGGAAGATTGAGGCCAAGTTGGCCGACAGTCCCGCCCCGGTCAAAAAGACAACCAGTGCGCCCCCGCCGATTAAGCCTGTCACGGCTAAAGGCGCTGGCACTCCGGTCTACGACACGACAGACCCACGGTCAATTTCGGCCATGAGCGCGTCAGAGTGGATCGAGCGCGAGCGTCAGCGACAGATTAAACAGTGGGAAGCGCGTCGTAACCGCTAACTTCTTTTAGAGGACATTTAAAGTGGCTAATACACTTCTTACTATCGACATGATCACGCGGAAAGCGTTGGAGATTCTTGAAAACAATCTCGTGCTGACCCGCAATGTTAACCGCCAGTACGACGACTCCTACGCCGTCGAAGGCGCCAAGATCGGCACCACGCTGCGTATCCGCCTGCCGGACCGCGCTCTCGTGACCGACGGTGCTGCCCTTCAGGTGCAGGACGACAACGAGCAGTTCACCACGTTGACCGTTGCTTCGCAGAAGCACATCGGCGTGAACTTTACGACTGCCGAAATGACCATGCAGTTGGACGACTTTGCCGAGCGCGTGCTGAAGCCGCGTATCAGCCAGTTGGCCGCCAGCATCGACGCTGACGTTGCTAACTCGTTCCTGAACATGTATCAGGCGGTTGGCACCCCCGGCACGAC